GGCCTGCAGGTCCGCCAGGCTCGGCTCGTCGTCGGCCGGCTCGCCGACCATTTCGACCTGCTGCGGGTTGGTGTCAGGCTCGAACAACGCGTCGGCCGCGTCAGACATATCCTGCCACGGTTCGCGTTCGTCGCTGTCGGTCGCTGCCTCAGTCTTCGGTGCCGCCTTGAAACTCTGCGGTTCGAGCCACTCGTAAGATTTGCCGTCGTCGTCCTCGGCGTCCCAGACCTCGCCCATGTCGTCGACGGTCTTATTCGTCAGCGTCAGCACTGTTCCGGCCGGCGGAGCTCCGTGTCCCATGTCGTCGTCATATGGAGGCGACCAGAGCACCCGATGCCCTTCCCGCAGGTCGGCCAGGTTGAGCTCGCCGCCGTCGCTCTTCTTCGCTTCCTGCTTTGCCTTCCGTTCCGCGATCCGCTGCTGCCGGTTCTTCTCCCAGTCCGGATCCGTCGTGTCGATCGTCTGGCCGCGGCCCTCTTCGACGTCCCTGATCGCGCTCGCGCCGACGCCATCGTCATAGAACGACTCGAGAGCCTTGCGATTCTCTGGGCTCGCAGCCCGCTCGGCCGGCGTCTGCTTCTCGCGGTCATCAGCAGCGTTTTTCGACCGCTGTGCCAGCCAACTATGTACTTCGTTTTTCTTCAGGAACGCGTATTCCTCATCCGGATCGTCGGCCGACGTGTCAAACACGACATAGTTCTTTGAGTCTTTGCGACCATTCGCCGCAACAGCCACGAACTGTGATCCCGGCACCTGCAGCGCAGGCGTTCCCTCATGCTCGGTCCATTCGGGTTGATGTGCGTCCCACTTGCTGCTGTCGTTCTTCTCGTGCCACTCGTCCCGTTGCTTGTTCTCACGTTCCTGGCGGCGTTTGGCACCTGGTGCCATCTTTTCGATCGATTCCGCGTCCCGATCCTTCGGCTTGCTCTTCTTCTTCGGCTTCTTCTCGTCGCCCTTGCCGAAATCGTTGAGGTTCTTGATGCCCTTCTCAGCGAGAGCGGCCGGCCCCTTCACAATGTCGCCGTCGCCGTTGATCTGGACGTGAGCCCCACCGCTGCCGTCCTCGCCTTTCAGCGTGATCCAGCGGAGTTTGCCCTGCGTCTTTTTCGACGCGCGTTCTTCGCCGCTGAACAGATCGCGTTGGCCCGGAGCGTCCTTACGCTTGCGGGCGTACTGCTCGACGTTGGCGGCTGCCGCCGCGTTGATCATTGCGGTGATCGGGTGCATGTCGTCATCCGTGAGAAATTAAGTCTGGCACGACAGAGACACGGCCCTTACGTGACCGGCTGGATTTCGGCGTCGCTCATCGTGCCACTACCGAGCACCATCTTGATCCACGGGAACGCCGCACACTCATCCGGAACCGGGAACCAGCCTTCTGCCGCGGCCGTCAGGCTGACGTTCTCGAACGCCGTCCAGTCCGTATCAGCGGACGTGCGACGGTTCAGAACCGTGTAGTCGCCGCCCTCTGATGTTGCTCCGTAGAACGTGATCGTCGCAGCCGCCGACAAGTAGACCATGCCGGTGATTCCGCTGTACGGGATCGCCTCGGTCGTTCCTTCTGCTGCTGTCAGTGCCAGGGCTCCCGTGCCCCGTTTGTCTCGAGAGATTACTCCCATTGGTTCTATCCTTTTCTGCTGTCGCAGGAACAAAGCATTCTGAGCATTCGCCGCCGCCGGGCGTTCGGATCAGTGCCGCCACCGCCGCCACCGCCTCCAGCCGCGCCGTATGTGACTTCAAGGTATGGATCGTTCGCGCTCTCGGCGGTATAGACCGACGTGTTCTGCGAACCACCCGGTCCTGATGTTGAGCCGATGTAGTCCAGATTTGACCGGCAGCAGAATTTCACGATCCCTGAACCGTCGACGGCTGTTTGCAGGTGCGTGATGCCCGTGATATTCAGCGCAACCGGCGTGTCGTCGAGCTGAAACGCATCCGTCAGATCAGTGTCGTGATCGTTGAACGTGTTCTGATAGTCCGTCGTCGTGTGCCCCGTGTTGCTGGCGGTCGTCGCGCCGGTCAGCCTTACGTCGCGGTTGTATCCCCCCGTTCGGACGCAGTGCCAGTTTGCACTTTCGACCGATTGACCAGACAACGATGACACGTCGAAGAGTGTGATAAAGCGGTGATTTGTGATGGTGCTGGTGTCGTAGGTAATCCCCGCCGTGGTCTGGTGCGATGCGCTGTACGTGGAACTGCCGTTTGCCGCGATCACGGTGGCCCAATCGCCGTTTCGAGCGCCCACGTGACCGTCCCACGTCGTGGTCTCTGAGTGCGGGTCCGGGTAGAACGTTTGCACGTCATCACTGATTAGCAACGAACCCTCCGCCGCTGCTGCGTCTACCAGCGCGGCCGGGATTGTCTTCGTGAGCCTAATCGTATCCGGATCAACGATCGTGGCAGTGACGGTCGCGGACTGCGTCACCAGCGTGCCGTCTGCTTTCCAATACCAGACCTGCGGAGCCTTAAACCCGCTGCCTCGCTGCTGGTCGAGCTGTCCGTCGAAGTAATGGACGGCAGCCCCTGCTGTCGGTATCTGGATCGTGTTGTCGATCGCCGACGCCCAGAGAGACCCGTCTGGCATCTTCGCGCGTTCGCTGCCGATCCATACCTGCGCTTTCGAGCATGTAATCAGCCAGCTGGCCTGTAGCGGTTGCCCGATGTGCCTGGACTCCAGCCTAGCCGGATCGATGACTGCTTCCCGCGTTGCCCGCGGGGCTCGCCCATGCCAGACCGTGTATCTCAACGAGAGCCCTGGCCCCCAGGCGTCATCATACCAGACCTGCGAGGGTTGACTGTCGTCAATGCGGCCCGCGACGGCTCCGATCCCTTCTGGCGTAATCTCAAGGACCATCGCCGGGCTGGTGATCAACGACCGATTGAACACGTCCCAGCGGTTATTGATCTCGAGAACGGCCGTCTCATTGGCGAACTGCGGAACGTGAAACCGGAACGGTCCGGAATCGCTGACGAACGCGGAACCGTCGTTGCGGAATGCCGCGTTGATGGCATCCCAGCTGCCGCCGTCGTTGCGGTATCCGATCCACTTGCCGTGTACCTGGGCGCGATTGCCAGACTTCCACGTATTGAATGCAACAGGTCTCACGACAGTCCCTCGGCAAACGGCAGCGATAGATCGCCGTTGGTCATCCAGTCAATCAGCTGCTTCCAGGTTGCCGGCGTCACGGTGCCCACTTTCCAGCCGGCCGTAAACGCGTCGCGGTACGCCTTGCGGGCTTCCGCCTCGGTGTGGAACCCGGTCATCACCTTATGCTCGTCAAATCGCCCGTTGTCCTGGTTGATCTGATCGACGACGTACACCAGATCGCAGGCGGGATCCGGCCCGATGAAGACGTCGAGCTGGTCGCCGTCGTTGCCCTCGGTGCGTCGCAGGTAGCCGTAATGCGCCGGCATCGTCACGGACCACTCTTTGCCGTTCGCGTCGGTGCCGCTGCGTGTCGAGCCCTTCGGATTCTCGATCGTGACCTGCAGGCCGTGATTCCAGAATTTGCCCTTCCGGTAGTTCCCGCTTTTTGCCTGCGCCTCGGTCGGGCTCGTGTCGGTCACGGCCGCGGCTTCACGGCAGGCCGTCGCGACGTCTCGCGCGTAGTGCTCGCTGTCCTGATCGGCGTCGCCGTCCAGGTCGAGCGAAACACTCTCGTCATACGTCTGAATGATCGCAGCCCGGAGCTCATCCAGAACGCCGCGATGCCGCAGCTCGCGATAGACCTCATTCTCGACGGACGTCTCGCCGTCCTCAGCAATGCCCTCGCGTCGCTTCGCCTGAAGCCGCTGCAGGAGCGTCTTCAGCTGCTCGTGATTCCGTCGTTGAATACAGAGCTCGATGCAGCGTTCCGCGACGTCGGCCTTGTAATCGACGACAGCCGCGTCAGCTTCGCCGTCGTCGTCGTCCTCGGATTCTTGAACCCATTCCTCGGATACGAGGCTGTACCTCGCTCCGGGCGTGCCGCCGCCGTCCTCGAGCTCGACGAACAACTCGACCTGATGGCCACCGATTCGAACGTCGTGCTTCAGGTTCCAGAGTGCTCCGTGATCGTAGAGATACTCGTCGAGAAACTCGCGATCGATGCCCTCGATCTCCGGATCAACGACGAGGTGAACGTCGATGTCGCTCTGCTCGGTGAACCGGTCCGGATTCGCTGCGCTGCCGGCAATCACGATATCGGTGACCTGATCGCGATCGATCGCCAGCGTGCCGGCAAAGTCTTCCGCGATCTTCCGGAGCTTCTCGACGACTTCGGGAGCCGTGACGTCGAAATCACCGCGTTCGGGCTCATCGTCGCGTTCGTACTTCTCGGGCTCGACGACAGCGCCAACTTTCGCGCCCATATCCGCCACTGCGGCCAGTGTTCGAGGATCCGGCATCGCACCACCGCCGGCCGTACCGTCGTCCATACCCGGCATTCCCTCGCCGCCGCCCTGCGGGCTCGGCAGAACGCGGTCGGTTTCCTTCGGGACACTCGCGCCGATCGAATCGAGAACGTCGCTCTCTTTGATCCGGGCACCCATCTCCCAGGCACCTTTGAACGCTCCGAGCTTGCTTTCCGGATTCGGGTCTTCCGTCTCGATGACAAACCGGCAGTGGATATCGGACGCCGCCGGGAAATTGAATTGCTTGACCGGCTCGACCAGTTCGTACGTCAGCGTTTCTTCAAGGTTCCGGGCGTCGTACGTGACGATCTGCATCAGAGTGTCGAGGTGCAGGTCAGCCAGGCCGGATCCCAGCCCGGTCGCGTCCGCTTCGCTCGTCAGCGTCTGACCTAAGATGTATCGCTTGATCCGGTGCCCGAAATACTCCTCGAGCAGGTTTTTGATGATCTCCGCACCGGCCATGCCGGGCTCAACGATGTGGACGTTGTAGAGCGGTGCGTCCTCACCCATCGGCTTCGGAAACAGAATGACGCCCTTATTTCCGCTGCCTCGCTGCAGGGCCGCCGTTTCGACGGCGTCTTTAGCCTCGGACGAACCCATCGGGTATTCCCAGACTTCGATGCCGGCTGCCGAGCGTTCCAGGTATTCGAGCAGGTAGGCCTTGCACTCCTGCTGCTGGAACCACTCCCAATAGATTCGCGATCGAATGCCGACGCCGTGAACTGAGCCAGCGTCGATTGGGTTTTCCCAGGGAGCATCCTCGATCTGGTGTCGATGGATTGCCAGCAATCGCCGTTGATAGTGCGGCAGGAAGTAAGCCATCCCGCGATCAGTCGCCGCGAGGTAGTTCTTGTCAATGTGGCTTGACGCCGCGAGAGCCCGGTTGATCAGGATTCCGACCGGGCCGAGATCGCGGTTGTACGTGCCGCTCAGCCAGCTTGGGTCATCGTGCTGGAAGACCAGCTTGTCGCCGTTGACCGGGCTCCAGCCATACCCCTCGGCCAGCGTTGGCGCGGTCGGCATGATGTAAGATTCGCCCTGAATCCGCTGCTTCGCCCAGCGGTGCTGAACGGCATACTTGCCATACCAGATCGCTTCGAGCAGGTTGCGACGGTACTCCGTGAAGCGTCGCATACGCTTCAGAATCATCGTCAGCTTCGTGCAGAGCTCTTTCTGCTCGGGGCTGTTCTCGTCTTCGGGCTCAATGTGCCAGTCGAGTAGGGCCGTGAGCCGCTGCCGGGCTTCAAGGCACTCCATGATGCCGACGTCGTTCCGCATGAAACGAGCGTTGTCGCGGCTGGCTTTGATCGCCTCGTCGCTGTCTCGGTAGACGCGGGCAATCGAGCCCAGGAGCGAGTTGAACGTCAGGACGTGCGGCAGAGGCTGCTTGCCGGCGTTCGGCAGGCCGCCACTGAGAAACGACGTATCGACGATATTCGCAGTCGTGCGATTGAGCTGCGTCGTGATCTGCTGATAGCTGTCGGGGATTCGTGGCGCCGCGCCGATCATGCGTCGATGTCGTTATCCGCCGCTCAGCTCGGTGGTTCCGATGCAGTGCGAGAAAGGCGACCCGGACAAAATAGAGCCGGGCCGCCCTGCGAGGTTACGCCAGTGGCATCTGGCAGTCGAACGAATTAGCAGATTGTTTGAGCGATTGTCGAATCGGCGTCAGCAGCTCGTCAGAGCGGCACGCTCTCCGCTCCATTCTTCGATCGCTTGGCTACTGTTGCCCTGTTGTGCCATTTTCTCGATCAGCTGCTGCGACAGGTTCAGACAACGACTCTTTACCCTGTCGAGCTCGGCCTTCACTTCTTCCAGTTCGGCGTTTGGATGCCCTTTCTGCAATTCTTCGTTTTGCTCCCGAAGCCAAGCGAGCTCCTCGTGCAATGGCTTCGTTTCCTGCTCGTGCAGTTCTGCTTGCATCTCGCGAGTGTTTTTGATGATTTCCACAACACTGGTGGCCCCACTAGGCCCATTTGCCAGATTTTCGGCCAGTTCGCCCGCCAGCTTTGCTAGATGATCAGTCCTCACGTCGATCATGCTCCACAAAGGCCCGTCACCTTTGTTGATGCGAATTAGCTGGTCCCGAATGTTGCTCAACTCCTCGAGTTTGTCCATCTGTACCGCCTGGCTCGCAACAACCCGCATCCCGGCCGCTCGTGCCTCAATCGCCACTTCCGCCATCCGCCGGGCAATCCCCTGCAGAGCCAGGACGCCCAGCCCTGTCAGGATGAGGTAGCCCCACTCTCTCGCTTCAACGTAATCCATCGATGTGCCCCTCGATGCTGTGCAGCCTATCGACCTCGATTCGGCAGGCCGCGGTTTGGAATGCCGCGCGACGCCAGAGCCTGCAGCTCCGGCTGATATCGCCCGACCAGTCGATCCGGCAAAGCTGACTGGAACGTCTGCGTTTCCCCTGTGCTCGGACTGCGTGCTCTCAGCTGCCGTCCGATGAAATACTCTTTCCGTCGATCGCCCTGACCGTAGGCCTTCGCTTCCCGCGGCACGTAGCCCTGAGCAATGCCAGCCAGCTTGTACCGGTAGCGATGCCCGCTGACGGTCCCGCGAACACGAATCCGATCCCAGACAAAAGAGCCTTTCGAACTCGCGGTTCGCATCGACTCGAAAACGTACGGATGCACGTTCTCATACTCGTACTGCGGGCCGGCCGTCTTACTCCTGCCGCCTCGTCGCCGGTCTTTCTGCAGGAATCGAATCTTGAGCGTGCCGTGCTGGCTCTGACCGTCCCAGTCGAAGCCGATCGAATGCACGTTCGACGATTCGACGTTGATCATTTCGCCGGTAATCAGCGGGTCGTCAGGCTGCACCCACATGGTGCGACCGCCGGCCGTCGCCGTGACTCGGTTATCCGGCCGAGTCTTCAGCGGATATGTATCCGGCTCGGCTGAACGGCCTCGATTCGGCTTCGCCGCCGGCTGACCCTTGAACAGCTCCGGTCGATGCTCACGCAGGAACGATTCCGCCAGGTCGAGTGCAATGTTGAGCTCGTCATCGCCGTCAGACGCCACGCCTCGACGCCCTCGGCCGCCGCCCTTGCCGCCTCCACCGCCACCGGTTGCCCGCTGGATCTTGGTGATCAGGTCGATGATCGGCTTCGCAGCCCCGACGCCACGCAGTAGGTGCGAAACGGCCTGACTCGTGTCCGTCAGGCTGCCGAGAACTTTGACGCCCTCGATGGCTCCGCGGAAAATCGACTTCGGCCGATTGCGACGGTTCAGAGCCTTCTGACCACCGCGGTAATGCGGGAACAGCGGCATTGGTCAGGCCTTTTTCTGGACGGAGATACCCATCGACTTGAGAGACGAGCGAGTCAGCCAGGCAATGACGAAACGATTCCGATTGACGTCCTCGCTCAGTTTGACGATCTCCTCGGACATAACCGGATCGAGCCGTGTAACGCCATCATCGCATTCGACAACGCGGCACACGACCGAAATCAGTTCGTTGCCCTTGTGGTCGAACGGCGTGTGAGACGGTAGGTCGCTCATCAGTACCTCCGGTCGCGCTGGCAACGCGGACAAATCTCATGCTTCGCGGCCTGCGGCTTCTTCAGACGCTTCCCGCAGCATTTGCAGGTCACTGGAATGACCGGACCGCCGGCCCATGGTTTGCCGAGTTGCTTCTTGATGATCATGCCCGGCCATCTAGCAAATCAGCCGAGCGATTGTCGAAGTTGCTCAGCGTCGACCTTCGCCGCGATCAAGCTGCATCGATTCGTGTCGCCGACGGATCCGGACGCTCGACGCCGAATGATCGTGCGACGTTCGCGTAATCGTCTCGCCGCGGCGTGCCGCTTCCGTGTAGACCAGATAGCGCAGCGCGTCGACGGCGTGGTCGTCCTTCTTCAGCGGCTTGGGCTTCGCGTCGCGAGGATTCGCCCCGGTGACGCTGCCTCGCTCCCAGCGATACGTGCGCATCTGCCGCACGAGGTTCGGGCACCGCTCTCGATGGATGTAGAGCCGACACTGGCCGCCGAGCGTCTTGTCCGGCTTCAGCATGTAACGAACGTGCTCGATGCCCTCGTAAACCGAGTTGTTCGCGGCCGTCATGTTCAGCGGTCGGCAGTCGGGCTTGTACTGCGTTAGCTTCGTCGCGAGCCGAATCCCGTCCGGGTTGCTCGGGTCAGCATAGGTCGTCCCGAACCAGGGTTCATTGTCGTTCCAGTCCCAGTCATCAGAAATGCGTGACACTTCCTCGAGGTGATCGGCCGTCGTCATCGTCTGATCGGTGCTGTAATACTCATCGAAGACGAACCACTGGCCGGCCTCGGTCTTGTACGCCCAGAGACAGCAGAACGCGTTTTCCGGGCCGGCTCCCCAGTCGATTGCGCGTCGGTATTCGACGTTCTCAGGGAAATCGATCACGTCGTCGCCGGGAGCGTGTACCTGCGAATTCCAGGTCTGGTAAATCTGCCCTTCGAACTGCCCGAACTGGCCACGGCAGCGGACCGGCTTCACCTCGTCGGGAAGCATCCCGAAAAACTCGTCAAACCACTCCTGTGACACCTGACCGGCATCGACGGCACACTCGGTGTTCGACCAGTAGACAGCCCAGCCAGGCGGCAGGTCGTCCTCGTCGATCATGTCCTGCAGCTCGATCGACAATGCGGGATCGACCGGCGTGAACTCGGCCAGCTTGCTGCCGGGGAATTCGTACTCGCGGGATCCGCGGAGCACTTCCTCGAGGATGCCCCAGGGGAACTGCTCGACGAACAGAAAGCCGCCGATTGCGCGGGCCTGCATCTGGCTCCGGCCCTGTCGGTAACTCTTGAACTCCAGCACCCAGTTCTTGCCAGGCCGGCCTTCCCACGGCTTCAGCGGCACGCGTTTCGGCCAGTTGTCTTTCGAGCTCATCCACGCGATGCGATCGAACTCAATTTCGCCGTGTGGACAGATCGAGCGGCCGTAGAGCTTCTCGGCCCAGCAGGCTTCCATGACCTGCTCGTAGCTCTCGGCAATGACCCAGAACGGAGTGTTCTCGCGCGGAGGCGGCTGCTCGTGCAGCACGAACTTCATCGCCTTGGCGAGCCCGAGCGTCGTCGTGCCGGCACCGTTTCCGCCCAGCATGAACGAGACGCCGCGGTGCTTCGAGTTGAAATATCCGGCCTGTTCGTCGCCCTTCTGCGGCTGATCAGGGCGAGGCTTGAACGTGCAGAACGCGTCATCGAGTGTCGAGACAACGCGGCCGGCTTCGTGCTCTGAATCGATCTCCGGACCGAGCAGCGGCATCCAGGCAGTCTTTGACTGCTATGCCCCGGCTCGGTGGTTCCGATGCCATGACGAACAAACAAAAAGGCCCGGCAGCCAGTGGAACACTGCCGGGCCTCGCGGACGATAAAAAAACGACTCGACAACCTCCGAGTTGAACGGAGAAGCGGGGTTATGAGCCCTCGCCGGCACCCTTGCTGTCAGCGTCGTCAGAAAACCCGTCCGCTGCTGGTGTTTCCGGGTAAATCGCACCGGGTCGCGGCTCGGTGCTCAGGTAGACCGTGAGTCCGTTTTCTTCGCGACCATAACGACCGTCGTCGGTCACGTAGTCCTTGCCATTGCTGGCGTAAATCTTGCCGTTTGATGCTAGCTCGCTTGGCTGCGCTTCGGCCTCTTCAGTGTCAGCAACAATCTCAGCCTGCCCGCCTTCCTGCAGGTCATCGTTGTCGTTATCCGTCGTTGCCTCGGCAACAACCTCGCCCGTATCGGCGTCGACGATTGCGTCTGTCTGTTCGTCCGGCATTGTCGTGCTCCTCGTGCTCAGAAGTGAAAGAAAAAGCCGGCCGCCCCTGTGTGCGGGAGGCGGCCGGCTTCAGCAAGCTACACGCCCGCTTAACCAGCTTCGCGGCTGATGTGCTGGCCGTAATAGGTGAGCGTTTTCGCCTCGGCAGCTCCGTCCGCTTCGACGCCGACATACGGGATCAGGTCCGTCGCGTCCGTCAGTGCTGTCGTCGTCGCGACCAGCGTGCCGTTGATGTAGAAACGGGCGATGCGATCGCTATCGATCGCGATGACCAGCTCGTAGCTGGTGCTCGCTGCCACCGCGACACCGGTATCAGTCGCAGTGTCCGTTCCGCCGATCGAGCTGACCGCCTGGAACTCACCGTCGTTGACGTCATCCTCATAGCGGAAGAAGACTTGATCGTCGTCCGTCGCTGTCGTTGGCGTGTTGGTCAGCTTCAGGCCGGCCCAGATGATGCAGTTATCGATCGCGGCGCCAGTCTCGATGCGACACTGCCAGGCGGTCTGCTTGTCGGTGCCCCAGGTGATCTGAGTCCATGCCGACTGATTCGCGTCGAGGTGCGGTAACAGGATGACGCTGTCACCATCAGCCCCGTCCGTTGTGAACGTGAGGCCGCCCTCAGCGTTGAACGTGACGTCGTCGCTCGACGCGTTTGTGCCGAGAATCTCGAAATCCGGATCCGCGATCATGCGGGTCGCTTCGGCCGCGTTCTGGATGTCGGCATTCAGGCCAGGCTTGCCGCGCTGTCCGGCGATGTGTGTCAGCTGGATGCGGCTGGGCACCAGTCGAGCCGGGGCATCCAGCACCGTCTCACGACCAGCCAGCAGGCCTCGCAGGTTTTTGTCATAGAACAGGGCGCCACTGCAGGCATTGCTTGGTCGGTGATCGCTGTCTCCCGCGATCTGACTGCCGTGCAGGCTGGGAATTGCCTCAACCATCGTTCATTGCTCCGTACGGGTGATCGGGATTCAGTCTGGAATCCGGTGTGTGAGGCGTGGGCTGTAGCAAATCAGCTGAGCGATTGTCGAATTCGCTTTTCAGGCCATCGCAGCCCTGATCTGCTCGACCTTCTGCTCCCAGTCCTTCGGCTGATGTTCGGTTAGCAGGTCGATCGCTTTCTGCATTGCTTGCAGTCGCGTCAGGCCTGCCACTCGCATGTAGCGGAGCGGATCGCTAGCCAGATTACTCTCGCTGCCGTGAGCGTCAGCCTGTGCTGCCTTCTCGGCTTCGAGGAGCTTGTCGACGATGTGCTTGAGTCTGGACATTTCGCTCCGTCAGTGAGCGCTGCGGACACGGCACGCGGAGTCGTTACGTTGCCTGCTTCTCGAAACCAATTCCTCGCATTCCTGCACGCTCTGCAGCTCGAGGTATCGCACCGCTCCCCGCAAATGGGTCGAGCAGGAGGCCACCCTCGACGGCAAATGGCCTGACTGCCCAGTCTGCAACTTCGGGCGGCAACTCTGCACGTCGACCATTACGGATCGGCTCTGCTGTAATGTGGTCAAGCATGTCGGCGGGAATTCCCTCACCCTTGCCTTTTCGCATCGCCACAGCGTTGACCGTCGCCCACTGCCAGCCGGGAGTTCTCGTTTTCGTTTTCGCGACCGGCTTGCACCAAGTACCGATGCGGACAGGCTCCAGAATCCCACGAACTGCCTCGACCATGTAGGCCGTCGAACGCCAGGACGACGCACAGAACACGATCATCCAGCCGCCCCGCTTCAAGCGGACCGCAGCCTCGCGGAGAACGACAGCGACAGTCGCGCTCAATGCGTGCTCGCCGCCACTTCCCCCGAATGCGTAAGGCGGATCGGTCACGATCACATCCGGAGTCAACTCGAACTCTGAAAGTAAATCGATCGCGTCGCCGCGTCTGATCGAAAACATCTCGCTCTCTGTCATTCCGTTCTCTCCAAAAGTAGCGCTGGACAGTTTTCCAAAAGTAGCGCTGGACACGGCAGCCGCCTGCTGTGCGTTATCCAGCAAACGGCAGCACGCCCTGACGTAGACGCTCGACCGCTTTCTGGCAGTATTCCTCGTTTATCTCTATTCCAACCGCACGCATTCCGGCCAGCTTCGCCGCAACCAATGTCGTCCCCGCCCCCATGAACGGATCAACCACACTTGTTACGTCATTAACCATGCTCAGGCACCACTGAATCAACCTCAACGGCTTCTCGGTCGGGTGGTGCTTTCCGTTCGTGTGCGCCTCAACCCGGCTCAAGCGAAACGTCTTGCACGGCTTATCCAGCGTTGTCCACGCTGCCTCAAAATCGCTGCCGCTGAATTCCTGCACCTTGTCCCACGTCAACCAGCATCGTGACGGCTTCACCGCAAAATAGTTGCCGCCCCAAATGATCGCGTTTTCTGCCAACTCAATTTGTGAATCAATCACCCACTGACTCGGCGTTGCCGCATCCCAGTCTGGTGACTCTTTGAAATGCTTTTCCCATTCACCGTTCCCGCCCGTCAATCGCTTCCCTAACCCATACGGCGGATCAGTTAACAACAAGTCAAACCGCCCCAACCACGGCAACACTTTCCTGCAATCGGCGTTGTAGATCGTGATTCCACCCTGATCGTAAAAAGGCTGGATAACAAACGGTTGCACCGGAGCGGCGGTCGTCGTCGCATCTGAATTCATAGTCTTATCTCCGCCGCCCGGTGAACCGGGCGTTATTGGTAGCGCTGGACTGATTCCGCGAGCGCTGCGGACACGGCATCCGGAGCGATTTACGCCTCACGGCCGCTGCTTAACGAGCTCCTGTAGCTCAGCAATCTTGCCCGTCAGATCTGCCTGCTCCTGATACTTAAGCAGATTGTCGAACCAGAGCTTGATGCCCTGCAGCGCGACTCGATCCTTCTCGGTTCCCGTGTCGATGATCTCTAGCAGCTTCGCCTGAATCTTTTTTCCTTCCATGATGAAGCCGCCGAGCAAGCCATCGACGGCCTCGTTCCGTATCTCGTCGACCGTTGCCATGAAATCCGGATCCGTCGCTCGTCGCACGATCGTCGACAGATGGACGCCGGCCGCATTTGCGGCCTCACGTTGAGACAGTCCGCGGGCCAGCGCGATACGAATCCGATCGTCTCGCGCGACCGTCGACGCGGATTTGCCCTCTCGCTTGGCCTTCTTCTTCGCCATGGATCACCTACGCAGTTGCTTCGGCTGTCGTGCGACGCTTCCAGGCAGAGTGCAACGCAGACACTCGTTGCACGGTCACCGCCGAACTGAAGTGCTGGCTCAGTTCGACAGCGATCGCCTTCATATCCGTGCGCCCCGACTCAAACCGTTCGACGGCTGCCGCCTTGACAGCGTCTGGCGTTGCCTTGGGTGGCTCCTGACTCGCGTTCTCATCGACAGGCTCGACTGGCGAGTCCTCGTCAGTGCTCTCGCTGTCAGCTGGTGCGGATTCAGTCGCGATGCCGTGCCGCTTCGCAACATCATCGACCTGGTTCAGCGTGATCTCGAACCGCTTCGCGACCTGCCAGGGAAGTGCTCCCTCTCTCAGAAACTCGACAACGTCCGCCTCGATCTCCTTGAGCCGCTCGGCTTCCGACTGCTGGACGATGCCGGCCTTCGATTGCTGTTCGACCTGCGTCGCTCGATCGAGGTGCCCCTGCAGCTCGATGTTGAGCTTCTCCCGAATGATCTTGTCTTCGGGATGCACAAAGTCGGCAGGGATCACACTGCCCGGCTTATCGGCCTCCTGCTCAATCAACTTGCTGAGCGGCTGGCCGTGCTCGGTAAAGAAGATTCCAGTCCAGTTGCCATCGACGCGCAGGCCGAACTGAACTGCGATCTGGAAGTCATTCAGCCCTTCGGCCTTGTATTCCTTCACGCTCTTGAGAACTCGCCCCTCGACCGCAATCCGGACCTTGCGATAGGTCTCGATGACGTCACGGAACGCAGACCAGAACGCCTGCACGGGCTCACCGTCGGTCGTGATCTTCGCGCGATCGACGTACGCCTGATACTCCAGATCAACGCGTCGCATCCGGTCCGCGATCTCGCGGCAGTCGGCCGGCACGTCACCGTAGCAGATCGTCGAGATAGCAACCTGCAGCGCGGCATCAAGATCGCTGCCGTCCTCGATGCCGGTTGCCGTCAGGTCATCGCACCACTTGTCATGTGCTTCGATCAGAGTGTCGATCGCGCGAATGATATCGCCGCGTCGACTGTGCAGTGGGTTAGAGCTCCCCGTCATTGTGCTTCCTGCATGTTGGGGAGGGGCTGGCCATAAGGATAGCCCCTCGGTGCTTGTTGTCCAGAGGTTTCGCTACGTCTTGCCCTCGGTCTTTTCCGCTGGCTTCGTGACGTCGATCTTCGTGAAGCCCTTCGCTTCCAACAGGAACGGAGCCGCCTTAACGGCCGTCTCTGCTGCTGCCCGACATTGCTCCGGGTTGATGGTCGGCATGTTGCTGATCAGCGCCGCGTAGATTGCGATCTCGGTCTCGGTGGTGACCTGCCCGATCGCCGCTCGCATGTGTGCCTCGCGTTGTGCGAGATCAACAATTCCGTTTCCGTCCATTGGTAACTTTCTTTTCTGGTTTGTGGTGATGGCCCGATTACTGCCCGCGTTACTCCTCGCTGCCGTAGCCGTTCGTGTTCCGCCAGGCGACCACGGCGTCGCTGATCTTGTCGATCGCAGCTGCCCCGATGCCCTTCACCTTTCGCAGACGGTCAGCGTTCATCGCTTCCTCGAGCTCCTTGACGGTCGCGATGTCCGCGTCTTCGAGCTTCTGCGCCTGGCTCGGCGTGATGTCGAGCTCGCTGACGGCCGCAGTGATCGCGGGATCCTTGCCGCTGGTGCTGGGCTCTTCGGCCTGCTGCTCTTCTTCGCTGTCCTCGGACGGGAACGGCAGAGCCGGCTGCCAGTTGCCGTTGAGCGCGTTGTTCAGCTCCACGCAGGTCGAGTTCAGCCGGTTCTGTGCGGCTTCCATGTACTTCTTGGCGGCCTTGGCTTCCTCGGCCGCTGCCGTGTGCGCGTCGGTCGCATCCTGCAGAGCTTCGAGCCGCTGCCCCATTTCGCTCTCGAGGCGTTTGACGGCCTCTTCGCGAGTCTCGACTTTCGGTCGCTCGGGTTCCTCGGTCTCGCCGGCCAGCAGATCGCAGAGGCAGTCGGGCAGGTCCGGATACTCCGGCTCTCGCCCCTCTTCGCCCACTGCGAACGATTCCGCGGAAACGTGATCGATCCAGTTGCTGAGCTCACACTGCTGCTCTTCGTCGAGAGCTTCCAGCTGCTCGAGTTCGACCGGTGACGTTTCGCCATCTTCGATCTTGCCGACCGAGACCAGTGCAGTCGCCAGGCCCTTGTGCAGTTCCGTCGTTTCGATTGCTGTCGCTGTCGTCATCGTGTGCCCCTTTCAGGAGTTGTTGCAGGCGTCAAACGCCTGAATGAACGCCGCAGCTACCTGCGGCACGATTGCATTGCCAAATCCCTTCAACGCTCCGACGGGGTTGTACCAGTGCTCCGCCGCGGCTTGTCCGTCGGAGCTGCGAACAGCCACGCGACCGGATACCCCATGAGCCAGCACGGAAGCTGAGGGTCCAACACGCCGGGCCCTTTCGTCTCGGCAGGGGGCGATTCGGTATTCGCTCCATGCGTCCGAGCGGCATCCGCTGGCAGCGAGCCGCCCGTCTGATTCGGCCCGCCCTTGCTGCCGTCCGTCGCCCGCGGCGTATTCCAGCCTGTGATCTGGCCGCACAGTGTCTGGCCGGTATTGTGTTTTGAGCCGGGTTTTCTCGTTGCTGTCTCGTTCCTGCCGTTCCGCGAGTCGTTGACTGTTGGCGTTGCCCACCCGTTCATCATCTCGGCAATCGCCCCGAGACATTGTTCCGAGTGACGGGATCGAGTTTTCCAGTTCTCCCGCATCATCGAGCCGTTCGGGTTTACCGCTTCCGTCGCCATGCCCGGCGTGTCCTTGTGATCGCGAGCCGATGGACTCACCCACCCAGAACAGACGTTGTCGGATGTGCGGTGCGCCGACGCTGTGTGCGCCCAGAACTGCCGCCCCGACGGCGTAGCCCTCAGCTTCCAAGTCTGCCGATACTCCATCGAACCAGACGGGAGCATCTCCTGCAGACGCTGGCCGATCGCCTTTGACAGTTCCGACGACCGCTGCGCTGGCGACTTGTTCGCCGAACACGATCCCGGGTCGCTGGGCCCGTATGAGTTCGCAGAAGACTGGCCACAGGTGCCGCTCGTCCTGGTGTCCGTTTCGCTTTCCGGCTGCTGAGAATGGCTGACAGGGGCACGAGCCGGTCCAGACGGATCGATTGTCGTCCCATCCGGCCAGTCGAAGAGCAACTGACCAGCCACCGATGCCGGCGAAGAAATGGCACTGTGTGAATCCGTCGAGGTCATCCGGTCGCACCTCCGTGATCGATCGTTCGTCGACGACTCCCGGAGCAATCAGCCCCGCGTCGATCAGATTCCGCAGCCACTGAGCCGCGTACACGTCGTGTTCGTTGTAGTAAGCCACCATTTTTGATCTACCAGCACCGTGCGGTGCTCCAGTTTGTTCAGTTATTCCGCGAAGACGCGGATTCGAATGGCCGGTCCGTGCTTCCGATGCCCGGCGTCCTGCCGGTAGTCGCATTGGGTGATCCACTTCGGGCTGTCGTCGTGAAACCAGCCGATCGCGACCAGAGCGTCAACGAGCTCTTTGGCGTTGCCTCGACCGATGCTGTCGAAGTCCCAGAAATGCTGCCCTTTGCCCAGGATTCGCGTGATCTCGATGCGGACGGGATGCCCGAATGGCTTCCGTGCGAGCCCCAGCAGTGACAGGTCACGCTCGAACTCGTCGCGGCGTTTCTTTGCAGCCTGCCAGCTCTTCTGACGCCCGTCGTTCTCGTTGGTGAGTTCCAGCGGCAGGAGCTTGTCGACCAGTGATTTTTCGCGTGACGCATTCATTTGGTTAGCGCTAACCTCTGTTTGAATATATACTGCCATCGTTGAGCCCAGGTCATTGCTGCGGGATCGCGGCGTGCCCGACGTCGCGCTTGCTAACCTCGTTCTCCCAGACGAACGTCGCACAGTCGATCGCGTCCCCGATGTGCCAGCCGTTTGCCAGTTGATCCAGACCGCCGAGCAGCTCCCGCACGGCCGCCAGCCCTTCGCCCTTGTGGTCTTCAGCCTGCCGGATGCCCTGTGATGATTTCAGGACCGAGTGACTCAGCCGGCCGATCACGTCGAGATCCAGTCGCCCGCCTCGCAGCGGCGTCTCTGGCATCTGCCAGCCCATGCGGGTGCAGACGTCGCAGAGATAGATCACGACGTCGCCGATCGCGTCCTCGACCGCGTTTGCCTTCCTCACGACGAGAGCTCTCGACAGTTCGCCAAGTTCCTCGACGACGCCAGCCAGCGGCGCGAGAGCAGCGGTTGCTCCGCGTTCGCTGCCGAATCGTTTTGCTGCCCATTCGGCCTGCTCGGCCTGCAGTTGCTCGTAGGTCATTTCGCTTCGCTCCGTTGTCAGGTAAGGCACCCTCTGGTGCTGGTGAAATCCGCTGCTTGTTCACTAGATGGTGTCACGGTGTCACGGCGTTTCTATATATAAGAGCCGAAAAACGCTCAAAAACGCTCAAAACAGAAGAACAGAGAAATCAGGTAAATAGTGTGACACCATTTAATAATACCCCTTATTTCCTAGTTCTTTTCTTCTTGAAATGGTGTCACAGATTGCTGTCACGGGGGTTGTGACACCGTGACGCCATTTTGCTGTTTTCGAGCGATTGGCGGCATGGTGTCACGGGCAGTGTGACACCATTTGTGACACCTATTTTCTCTTGATGTACACTACTTCTGCCCCGTTGTTCGCAGTGCGATTTTCGATCTCGACGTAGCCACACTGGACGAGGTAGTCGAGGACTGAATGAGCGATTTTCGAACTGTTCCGAACGGCCGTACGCATGAAATCCCGCCAGGGCATCGGAGTGCCGTCGGCCTTCAGTTTTCGCAGTGCTTTCAGGGCGAGACGCTCAAAATCGTTGTCAGCAACGTGCAGATCGGCCTGATGCAGCATTCGCCGCGTACACCAGTTCGATACAGCAATCGCCCGGTTGACGTCCTGCAGCTCGATTTCGAGCGTCTCGTCGAGGTTTCCGTCTTCGATTTGCTCAGCAGTCGCTCGGCTCGCTGCGAACAGCAGCGCTAACTTGCTCGTTTTCTCAGGCGTTCCACGCCAGACGGCTGCGGTTTCCGGCTTTTCCTTCTTGGTACGGCCGTTGGTCTCGTTGGCGTGCTGCCAGTAGCGTTCCTCGGCTTCTGCCGTGTGAGCAATAATCAGCGGACTGCTGCCGTCGATCTCGGCAAGGTTTCCGCGGTGCGGCTTCAAGTCACCCCAGGCGCGAGCAACTCGCAGAATTCGCTCCGGCGGTCCGTTGGGAAAACGCTCCGGCTTCTGCATGTCGACATAGCCGTTGTCGACGGTAGGCATTTCGAAAATCAGAAAGCGGCCCAGCAGTCCGCCAGTGACGTTTTCAGATGTGATCGCTTCCCAGAACGACGACGGAACTCCCGTTCCGTAGACGATCGCGTGAGGGAAGTTCAGCGTTATGTTGCGTTTCTCGTCGGCATAGGCATCACCTTTGACGATCGTGCTGGAGCCGCTCCAGAGCTTGAGTAGCTCGCTGTTGATCTTGAATAGGTGCGGCGATCGTTTGGCGTCCTGCATCGTCGACAGCAGGTGAGAAATCTCATCGACCTGGAACAGTCGAACCGGGTTTGATTCGAGTGATTTCGTGAGCCCAGAGCCTGACGCCCAGCTCTCGGGACCAAGTAGCCGATCGAGGCCAGCGTAGAGCATGATCGATTTGTTGAGTTGACGGCCGTGCTCCTTGCCGCCACGAGTCGGAGCGAGTCCGCAGAAATAGGCGTTCGTCCGAGTGCCCCAGAGTGCATCAGCGATCTTGTGACTGGTCAGCGTTGCCATCAGGGCCAAATGAGCCGGCAATGCAATCTGCGGTAACGGGTAGAGTGCAGTTCTCAGGTTGTGATCGATGACGTCGCCGATGAATCCAGGTGGACGCAGGGCATCCTTCGGAAAGTTCTCTGGTGTTGGATGAATCTCGGCCTTCG